ACCAGCAGCGACCTTATGATCCAGGCCACCGATAGCTCTTACCTTACCATTCAAGGAGATTGATCCTGTCATGGCAGTCTTAGGATTAACTGGACGATCAAGGAGGAGTGATACCCAGCTTGTTGCCAGTGTAATAGAAGCACTGTCACCGTCGGAAGGTGTGGAGATATTTCCGAGCAGTGTGCAGATGCCTACTGTATCAAGGATGGAAGCATCCACCCCATAACGCATTGCATTGTTAGCCAGGTATTCAGCAACCACTGAGCAGGAGTTGTTCATTATTTCCCCAGTGTCACCAAGCATTCTCTGACCTTTAGTATGTGAATAAGCTGACTCAATCTGGATAACGCACCCAGTGTAGCCACCCATAACTGCCAGGCCATTAACTGTACCTGGTTTAGATGTATCGATTTCGTATTCGTCTTCCCAAATGATTCTACCTAATCTCTTCTCAACATATTTCTTTGTTACACTAACACTCTTCTTTCCTTTCAATACCTGGAGAACTGCTCCACGGAAGATCTTAGCCATGGCCTGCTCCAAGCTTCTCATGCCAGCTTCACGTGTCCAACCGTTAACGATATATTTAATAGTGGCTGATGAAATTTTAATCTGTCCTTCTTTCAAACCAAATTCTTTCATAACATTCGGGATGACGTATTTCTGTGCAATCTTAACCTTCTCCTGTAGTGTGTAACCTGAGCATTCAATAACTTCCATTCTATCTTTCAGAGGAGCGTCGATACGTTCTGGATAATTTGCAGTAGCGATGAAGATGACATTGCTTAAATCATATGAAAAGTTAAAGTAACTATCAGTGAACCCTACGTTCTGTGCCGGATCAAGGACCTCAAGCAGAACGCTATCTGCTGAGCCCATATCTGACATCTTATCAATCTCGTCCAGTACAATGACTGGGTTTGAAGTACCTGTTTTCATTATTGCATTCATGATCCGTCCACACTTTGAACCAAGGTATGTGCGACCGTGACCACGAAGAGTTGCTTCGTCTCTAACACCACCCAAGGAAACCCGAGCAGCTTTACGTCCTAATGCTTTAGCGATCTGTAATGCAAGTGTTGTCTTACCAGTACCAGCCGGGCCAGTGAAGATGAACTGCGGTGAGGAGGCTTCCTTATTAAGAGCGTGTACTCCCATGTATTCAACAACCAAATCCTTAGCTTCGTCCATTCCATAATGTGTAGCATTCAATGATGCAAGAACTTCGTCCATGTCTGTATTATCAGTAGGATCACCTACACCAAAGCTAAGCTCAGCACATGCTTTAATAAAAGTCATGTTCTTGCTGTAGTCATTACTGCTCTTCTCTCCATTGTTCAATGAAGAAAGCACATCAGTAATTTCTTTTATAGCCTCAGTACCCATACCTTTTGAATTATCATTAAGAACGTCAATAAGAACATTCAAGTTACTATCTTTCTGGCTTTTCGGAAATGTAAGCATAACGTTCTCCTTTCCTTTTAATACTTTCGGTAAATTTCCTTCTTCCCTTCTCTCTTCTGTAACTGTGCTAAGCTCTCTCTCCATTGCTCTAAGAAATGCGCCGAAGATACGCGTGTAATCAAGTTTATCCTGCACTACTTTTGAACCAAGATCAAAGTGTTCAGCCATAAGAAACATAAGTTTATTATAGTCTGCTATGTCAGCACCCTCACCCGACCAGAACATGAAACCGTCATCTATCTCACGGCCTGAGTGGTACACGAAGCTGGATAAGAGTTTGAAATAATACTTATCATAAGAGGTTAATGTAACAATTATATTTTCAAGTTTATAAAGAGTATCATTAGTCTGATGTTTGTTACTATGCATATATTTAGTCATTGTATGTCTCCTCTATCCATCCCCATGCGTTGTCATAACGTTCCCAGATGCTCATCCACCATTCAACAACGAACAGTGGAACCCTGTGATCGTTTGCAATTATCTTTGCGTTATCTCCACTATGATATTGAACGTATGCTGTACGTCTATGCATTTCCCATGATACTTTGTTACCAGCGTAGAAGTGATGACCTAACCAGTTAAGTGTGAACTCTTCAAAGGCACAGCCAAGAGGTTTGAAACGATAAAGCAGTATGGGTTTGATAAACTTAAAATTGATACTCATGGCGGCCTCCTTATTAGTTAACTGTTGTAGTATGTGCTTCTTACATCTGCGAGTTTAAGTGTACAACGATTGGCTTCATAGATATACTTTACTTCGTCAGTAGCGTTATACTCTGCAAGGGCTATCTCGATTTCAAGTTCAAGCTCAAAGACTGCTTTAAGATATTCTTCCATGGTTTTCTCCTTCTCTAAGCGTTTAAGTCTTTCATCGAGTTCGTTATCACTTCTTGTATAGTCTTCTTTCGCTCTTCTCATCTGCTGTGCGAGAGATGCATTCTGTACTCTTAGCCAAATAAGTTCTTCTTCAAGGTTATTCATGTTGTCCCTCCACGTTATTAATGTTATCGAGTAACTCTGTTAGCTTCTTAGGATCGTAAGCTTGCTGACGTGCTATGGCTGCCTGAACATCTGCTTCGTATTGTTCTGATGCTGTCATGTTACACCTCCTCAAGAAGTTCTTTCATTTGTGCTGTGAATACTTCATCATGTGCGTCAGCAGGTTTTCTTGACTCATCCATTACATGAGACAATTCGTGACACAATACCATGAAGTTACAAGTGTTAAGTGTTACCATGGAGAAGCCAGCGTTAGTCGGGTGAGTGTAACCCAAGGTATCCGCTTCTGCATCACCGTTACTGTAGACACAAACCTCATGATCAGGAAGTATCCTGGAGGCTATATCGGATAGTTGATCAGGAGTACGATCTGCCAAGTAAACTTCAACACGATCAGTTACTCCCATCTTTGCCAATGTTGCTTTAAGATATGCTCTTGTGTCTTCAGTCATGATAACCTCCTAAGATTCGTTGATCCATTGGTTAACTTTGTTGATCTTCTCTTGATAGGCTTCAAATTCTATTGCGTTCTGCATCCACTCAGCCTGTTGTGAAACAAGCTCAGCTATATATTCATGTAGTATGCTAAGGTGCTCCGAACTCTTCATGTCAGTATCCTTATAAGATGTAAGTTTTCTTTCCGTTCTTGATTCTAAATGGTGTGAACTCGTTACCCTTAGCGTGATCTTCTTCTGCTGTGATGATCTGCAAGTTCGCAGGGCATGTGAGACCACAAGCTAACTTAGCTCTGAGGGGGATGATGTGATCAACATGCGTTTCTTCTCCCTGCGCTCTTAAGGCTGTGTTCATTGCATAGATTCTCTTCACTGAGCTACGATTACTGTTACTCTTTAACATTGCGTTACGTTCAGCTATTCTTCTTGCCTGCCTGTTTGCTTTCTGTCTCGGTGTCATAGTAACCTCCTTGCCAAGGTGAAGTGTTATTATTTAATCGGGAACATTGCTGTGTACGTGTCAAGCTTAGATGCTTCATCTATTGCCTTTAAGGCCTCATACCTTTCACCCTCAATCGCTTCTCGTTCCTCTTCCATCTCTACTCGTTCATCTTCCATCTCATATTCATGCTCATTCAGTTCCTCTTCTTTCACTTCCAGCTCATATTCACGCTCATCCAGTTCCTCTTCTTTCACTTCCAGCTCATATTCACGATCATTCAGTTCCTCTTCTTTCGCTTCCAGCTCAATCCGTTTTAGTTCCAACTTCTCAACTTCTCTTGCGTAGTCTGTGTTCATTTTGTTTCTCCTTACCTGTTAAGTTCGTCTATCGTTATTGCTCTCTCTGACATCCTTACAACCTTGGAACTCTTTGCCGCGCTTGCTACTCTTCTTCTTAGTTTCTCCATGTCAACTTTAACTTTCCTCGTTGCTGTGTTGTATCTAAAGGGTGAAGTGGCTGCGCTTTCCTCAGCTTTCTTAGCTGCCATGTACTGTTCAACTGTTAAGTGAGTTACTATTCTGCGCTTTGCCATGCTTCTTCCCCCTTATTATATGCTTTTACAAGTTGCTCTCTGTCGAAACCATATGATTCCGATATCCGTCTCATCATCCCACGCTGCCATGTAGTTAACTTCCGTTTAGGAGCCTTTGATTTCTTTACCTTCTTTTTAGTATGAGGTGTTGTTGTGGCAGGATCTTTACTGTATTGGATTCTCTGACTTATTCCTTTATACATGTGTTACCTCCCTGTAATTGCTTTTGCTATTATAATGTATACTGTGATCATTCCGATTACTGCAAAACAATTTGTGACGTATTCCATGTTGTGCCTCCTTATTTCGAGTGTGTTAACTCTCGTCAGTATAGCTGCTCGCTATATATAAGGTATAGGTTTAAAGTGCCGAAGGCTGGTGTGCCAGGTTTAGATTGCTCGATTCCAGCGATTCTAAAGTCTCCTGGGCCTGTGCGTCTCGGTTGAAACTCTGTCTTTCAGAGAGTCCCTGGTGTTTCTGGGGGATGCTGTTTAGGCTGTCCCTTCGAGCGATGCGATTCTAACATCGGGGTCTGATTGAGTTTTGGTTTCCTTAGAGTCCTTCGGTGTCCCTTCTCTCTTTGTTTGGCTTTTTTTTGTGCCCTGTGAGCGTTGGCTCCGTTCGTTTGTTAAATAGTATTATTGCATTCGCTGTGCCAACCAAAATAGTTTTTTCACTTTTTCTCAATATGTGAGCTTTTATAGGGTTCTTCATGGTTATAGGGAAAAGCTATGGGTTGTATAGGTATCCAAAAGGTTTATTATTTTGAACTAAAAAAACCCTAAAAATCACTTTGTTGAATGATTATAGGGTTTTAGGGGTGTTCAATATTTTTAACTTATTATGTAAACTTTTATCGTTTTCTCAGTGTTTATCATACTCTTCAGTGGTTCATTATTTTGAACCGTGCTATTTACCTGACTTAGTCCTCGAAATCTTCACACGTTTCCCAGGCCCTTACATATTGATCTGATATCTCGCATAGCACTGTAATAGGGTAGGTGATATTACCTTCACCGAACTCTATACCATGAACACATGTGCTACATGTATTTTCGTCTTCCATTATAATCTCCTCAAAGCTTTTACAATCAGTTTAACCGCATCCTTAAGATCATCCAAATGTACAGCTCCAATACCAGAGTGGATGAACTTAGAAGGTAGGGCGATAGCTGCAGTCTTACAATGTAGCATGGCCACAGCGTGATCACTTGTACCACCAGTACCAACACAGAATCTTTCAGCTCCACAGGCCTTGAATGCTTCTTTCAGCTCTTTATTAATGATATAAGCACCATCCTTCAATTCTACATAGCAACCCTTTCCTAGGTCGGTTTCCAAGCATACATCAACATTGATAACTTTCTCGACTTCCGGGTGTTTGTTGAAGAAGGCTGTTGCACCTTTCAATCCAATCTCTTCATTAACAAGGAACACGTACCCTACATTAGGAATCATCTTCTCGGCTACTTTAACAAGGATAGCACAGCCAGCCCTGTTGTCCACGTTCCTGCTCACAAATGAACCATTAAGGTATGCAGCTTTGGTATCGAATACACCAACATCACCAACGCTTAGTTTAGCTCCGAAGGTCTCAATACGTAGCTTGTCAATTGGGACAACAGTGTCTCTCTTCTTTGCAATGTGAGGTGCGGGCATGCCAATGACACCCATAGTACCATTCTCAAACTTAAAGGTAGACCCAGGAAGAATACGGGCATCAATACCACCAATGTTGGTGAACTTATAACAATCCCCATCTTTCTTGCTGATCATAATACCGATCTCATCCATATGGGCTGTGAGGTAGGTAGTAGGTTTAGTAGGGCCATGGGGTGTAAAGATAGCGTTACCTGCATGATCAATATGAAGAAGCATCTTGTCTGGCATAGCTTCTTTAAGAACTTCAACCATTTCTGTATAGTCTCCACCTGCCAAAGCCATCGGGTTCGTAAGTTTATGCATCAAATGTTTCATATCATATCCTTAATATAAGAGGGTTCCCATAATTTTACTTCTTTAGTTTCGTAGTTGAAGTCGCCTTCCTGTAGGATGTGCGCCATACGGGCTTGAGACAGAAGATATTCTTCGTCTTGCTTCTTCTTTTCAGCCAACGCCACAAGAGGTTCCCAAATGTTGCCAAGAGTCTTCGCATTATCCCCAATGAGCCGTAGAGCAGCCTTAGGACCAGCCCCGGGTATCCCTTTGTATCCATCACTTGAGTCTCCTATAATTACCTGATAGATGAAGAACTTAAATGCACCTAACTTAGTCTGTTTCTTTATTAACCGTTTAACCGGATTGTAAACGTGAGTAGGTATGGTCAAGAAGTCCTTGTCCACACTGTATATCACATTCTTACCTTTATATTTCCCTGTAGCTTCAATACCAATCAGATCGTCAGCTTCCAGGGTAGGTTCTTGAACACATTCATAGGATGACGTACAATAGTCCTTTAAAGGCTGTAGGCCAATAGGTGATAGCTTTCCATTCCTATTCATCTTATAGCTCTCTACGATGCTCCTACGCCAGTTTGTTTTACGATCGCAGGAAAAGTAGAAAATAGTATGATCAGTTTCCAACTCCTCGGACGCCCTCCTGATCTTCTGGTCCAGGATTGACTTCGCAAGCTTACCATCGAATGTTACATCCCCTTCAACGAATGGATTCTCTTTAGTGAATGCACACGCAAGGGAGAAGCAAAGCCAATCCCCATCTACCAATAAGTGTTTCATATATTATCCCCTTGTAACTACGCCCATAATAGATGCCCAAACGATAAACAGTGTTACCAAATATAATACCAAATTATTAATAGCTTTCATTAATGTGTCTCCTCCCAGGTGTTACCAATCTTGGCCTCACCTTCAATTTTAATTCTAAAGTTAAACGCTTCCCCCGCAAGAGGCATACATTCTTCACATATCTTAGCAAACTCTTCTGCTTGATCTTCTCTTACTTCGAACTGCCCTTCATCGTGGATGTTCAATACTGGTGTGGCATCCAGACCGCTCTTAGCAATCTCATCCATTACCAGAACTGCCCACTGCTTCATTACCAATGCTCCGGCTGATTGTAGCAGGAGGTTTAAGGCTGAATGTGGGGATCTTGTTCTGAGTCTCCTACCATCCAATCCTTTTAAATATCCAAACTGCTCTACACGACTCATTACTGCTTCTTTAAGTTTCTTTACCGCAGGGAAGTTCTTCATGAACTTAGCTTGAAGCTTTGAGCCTTCCTTTGCACCACCACCTACAATGGTTCCTAACTTCTCAGCGCCTGCCCCATAGAGCCATCCATATATAAAGGTCTTAGCTTGATTACGTTCCGTCAATCCTGCTGCCTTCATATTAGCCGTATGTATGTCCCCATTCAGGACAATATCAGCATAGGCACCATTATCAAATCGAGCGAGATAGTGAGCAAGGCAACGTAGTTCCAGACCCGCAGCATCACACCCGACGAGTTTATTGCCATGGGATACGTCAAACAAGTCACGGCACTCAGGGCCAAAAGGAGAATTATTGGAAGGGACCTGAGCAAGGTTTGGGTTTGAATGAGTGCACCGTCCGCTAATAGCTCCCCCGGTATTAATTCTACCATATATTCTATCCCCCTGTAATTGTTTAAGCCATCCTTGGTTACCATCAGAGATCTGTCCTAATCGTTTAGTCAGCATCATACTTCTGGATAGGAGTTTAGCCTCGGGGATATCCATGCTATCCAGTACTGTCTCATTCAGTTTAACATTACCTTTATCCGTGTAATCATCAGGAACCCAACCTTTCTCCATAAGCCTTTCAGCTATTTGCTGTCTTGAGTTCGGATTAAACTCCTGATATGTAATTTTACAGAACTGAGCGCCTTTAGATATAAAACGATTTCTGTTGTTGACTTTGCTCGTTGTAACTGTCGCCAAATCCTTAGATATAACTCTTGTTGGGAACGCAATTTTGAGTTCTTCATCTATCTTCTCCTTCTCGGCTCTAATATTAATCATAAGAGCGATAGCTGCTTTCTCATTAAAATGAACACCTTTCTCCATCTGAACCTGCATACATATGGCAAACTTATTCTCCAAGTCTATCATTTGATCAGATGCTCCTGCTTCAAGTATCCTTTTATATAAGGATGCGGTAACTTCAACATCCTGTTTACAATACTCCAACATCTCTTCAGTATATACGTCCCAGGCGTCCTCCTGCTTGCCATAGTCACCTTTTAAGATGCCTATACGATAGCCATATGCCTCAAGGCTATGACGGCCTTTAAGGCGTGCAGGAAGGCGTCCAGCTTTTATACGTCCGAAGTCCTTGAGGATGACATCATGCCAAAGTGCACGGCACATGACCAAGGTATCTATGATCCTCCCCTGAGGTTTGAAGTCGGGGAAGAATTTCTGTAATACTGGTATATCAAAACCTATTATGTTATGTCCGATCAAAGTGTTCGCAGAATTCAGGATAGGAATAATCGCACCTATGTCCACCGCGGAGGAAGCAGCATATAGCGCTCCCGTCTCTATACATTTGGCCACAAGGCAATGTATCTTCTCTATGTTCTTTATCCCTGTCGATGGTATTGCTGTCGTCTCCAGGTCGAACACTATCGTTCTTTGCATATCTGTCGTCCTCTTCTGGTAGGGCCAGCATAAATGCTATGTTAGCCAGGGCATGTTTAAGATGATTGATCCCAGACTCAGGGTCTAAGGTTTCTCCGTTCCAATATGAACTAAGGTGTCGCTGACATGCAGCATAAAGACGGCTGTGAGCAACGCCACCCCTCCAATTATGGTCACCATACTTAGTAGCCCCGAAACCAAGCACCTCAGCAAGGCCCTCCATGGCTTCATAAGGAATGAGGTCCATCCGTAATTTCTCTTTATCATGTTTAGTGCCTCCCATGCTATTTCTCCTTGATTTTATCGATGCTATGACATTTCTTCCAGGATCTCATACCACCAAGCCTAACCCCACGATATATCAATGCTGCTTTCCAAGGTTTAGTTCCATTATCAACCATGGCATCCTTGAAGATTTTATCAGCCTGATCTCTCCGAAGTCCTGGCCCACTGTCTCTACTATATAACCAGTCATGAAGAACGGCAGCTTCGGCCTGCGGTCCTGCCATGGGGCATGAAAGAGATGCCAGGATATTAGGACAACTACAACCATCAGTAATGAAGCCCTTCGGTACAGTGATTACGCCATTAGGGAGTCCGAACAGTAAAGGCTCGGTTAGTATCCAAAGCTGATGGTCTATCTTCTCTGTATTCAGGTTACTTATTCTTATGATCAAGGTTATTTCTCCATATAATTAAGTCACATATTAAATCTTCGGTAATCTCACCATCATTTGTCTGCATCCAAGTCTTCTTACCTTTGTAAGAGAACTGGAAAACGCCATCCTGTAGATTGCATATAAGTATTCCACACAACATCCACATATCTTTAAGGTTCTTAGAAATCAAATTCATTAGTACTTTCCTCTATCGGTTGGAATGGGTTTTTCTTTTCGCCCACCATTTCATTATCTTCTGTAATCCTTCCCGTATCGGGGCTATAACGTAGAGCAGTAGTATCGCCAACATTACCAGCGAAGCGATCCTTGAGTACCCGAAGAGTCGTCTTATGTCTTTCATTTATATCCTCCTCTTGTTGATTCCGCTCAAGGCATATGATCTGTGAAGACCATTGGCCAATCCCTCTGGTTCCTCTGATGTCCCGCAGAGATACTCTTCCACCTTCTTCATGTGGAGTACCTCCTGAGCCACTATTAAGGTGGGAGATCAGGAAGATTGTTATGTTAAGCTCCCGACATAGACTTGCCAGGGTTGAAATGATTGTGTCTAACTCCTTACGCTCATCCTTAATGGCATCCTCACTTACAGTAAAAGCAGCGAGGTGATCAATGAAAATGTGCTTAACGTCACAAGAGACAGCAAGATAACGCATTCTCGATACGACATCGTTGAAGATTGTGCTGCCAAAATGGTTGTACAAATAACAGTTACCACTGCCAAAAACATCATTGAAATACCCTTTCTTCTCATCATCTGAGATATCATGTTCAGGGAGGTGGATTGGCTTGTTAGCTGCCATACCTGTGAAATTTAACATAGTTGTACGGTTGGACTCTTCCATGAAGAAGCATCCTATCTTCTGCTTATGCTTCGTCAATAGGTGATATGCAACTTCCTTGAAGACCTGAGACTTGCCTATACCTGTTCCTGCTATTACCGTGACAATCTCATCTTCCCGAATACCATGAAGAGAGTTGGTAACACCAGGCCACGGGTAGGACAAACCTAACTCTTGCTTCTCCAGCATCTCTTCGAGTAGGTCAGCACCATTAACCAATCCTTCTGGTGTAAACGGTACAGCATTCCACATAGCTGCTATTAGATCTGAGGCCTTACCTGCCATCAGCATCTCATTCGGATCTTTCATAGGTAGTTCTGCAATGTAACAATGACCTGGGGCAATGAGGGGCGCACACTTATGTACGGCCTCCTGTCCTGCCTCATCCATGTCGAACATCAACACAATCTGTTCAAAGCTGTTGACGTACTCTAAATTGTTCTTGATAGACCTACTGGCTGCTGCTGCTCCATTAGGAAGACTTACTACAGGCCATTTGTTATCTTGAATCTGTGATAGACTAAGGGCATCAATCTCTCCCTCTACAATACAGAGCTTCTTCCCACCCGGTTTCCACAAGTGCTGCCCAAAAAGCGGGGGGTTCTTCTCTCCAAGCCATCTGAAGTCTTTATCTTTCGTTCTTATCTTCTGGCCAACGATCTGACCATCCACTTTATATGAGGCCACCTGTACATTCTCACCATTATATTTTCCAATGGTATAGCCGAACTTCTTACATGTCTCCTCTGTAATACCACGTGATTTAAGAGGCCTTACTTCCCCTATCACAGGGTTCCAGTCTTTCTTTTCCATAGGCTTAGCCTCCTGTTGGTTTGTGAATCTATGTTTGCCACACGAGAAACAGAAGGTGTGGTCGCTGTAGACCGCCAAAGCATCTGACGATCCACAGTCTCCACAAGGCTCGTGGACTTTGATAGGTATTTCATCTTCCTGGTAATCCATCGCTCCTCCTCCATTTATAATGATACGGTATTTCGTTTAAGTACTGCGAGGATCTCTGTCTCAAGTAGTGCCGGATAATACTTCCCTGTTTCAACAACATCAGCATCATCCATGCCCGTCATTTCAGATATAAAGATAAGCTTAGCAAATGCATTAAATGTACGATCACGTAGAACAATAATGTTCCTCTTCGCATACACCTCTATTTCACCAAAATCACCATTAGCCTCATCAAACCTCATCTTAGTCCCAGGTCTTACAAGACCTTTATTCTTGAGGATCTGAAGCACAGCTACGTATAAATGCTTATTTTTAACGGTTTTCTCCATTATAGCCCAATCTCTTATATTCATGTTGACTCCTTATTTCATAGGGATAAACAATCCGTCCCTTCCTTCGATTACAATACCACAACCAATCGTGAACTCTCCACGCATGTCCTTGGCATAGTTGGCGGCATATGCGTCCTTATCTATACCACATCCTACATTCATCCCAAAGGTTGTTTTCCCTTGAGCATTTGAGTTGTAATAAACACCAGAATGTAGATGGGTATGCCCCTGAACGTAAGAGCATCCCATCTTCAATGATGTGTTCTTAGCTCCAAGCATGCCACCTGAACCACACCCATGATCATAATGAACATCATCGATCTGATGTGTAGGTGCTACATCCCAACCATTAGGGAGGTTGTACAGTTCTTTAAACGTCTTCATATAAGACTGGGGCATACCAACGAGCTTAGCTTGGCGTACCGGGATCTTATCATGATTACCCAGGCAGAGTTTAAGCTCCGGGAATGCTTTGATCCAAGGCTTGAGTACCTTGTATGCCATCTTTAGCTCCTCTTCCACATTCATAGCACATAGTTCACTCTGAAAGCGTGATGAGGCGTGGTGATCTATAAGATCCCCGATGTGAACCACCTGGTCAACATTGAATCTATCAAATGTATCTTTACAGAACTGCAAATACTCAGGATGTTCAAATGGGATGTGGGTATCAGCAATGACACCAACGATCTTAGGTTGTGCAATTGGTTTGTTCATCAGTGATCTACGTACATGATTTACCATAGCTGTCGTGCACCCAGCCCCGTCTGCGATACTCTGTGTCGGAGTGGCAGGCTTAATCTTTAGGATTCCGGTAATATATTCTGTCTTGTTCATGAATTCATTCCTTTTAGTAGCTTAATTATAGCGTCTAATTCAACCTTAGATTTCTTTTCCTTCAACCATTCTTCAGGCACAACTTTATCAGCCCACATGAACCCATTCTTATCGCACCACTTGGCATAGCTGGTTGGGCTACCCTTGCGGAGCTTATTGTTTGCATTCATAAAGAGGAACCGTATGTCAAGCTCGGGGTACTGTTCCTTTATATTGAGGTGCTTCTTCCTATCATCTACGTCGAAGAAGCCTTTAGCCTCAATGATGATACCATTCTCAAGAAGGAAGTCAGAGAGATAAGTATGATGTGTTACTGGCTTCACATACTTGATCTTGTTGAGCTTACCCTCATATGAGAACTTGAGACCAGATTCAACCAGTTGTTGATTGACCACAGCCTCAAGCTTAGAGCGGAAGCCAAGCTTCTGTACTGCCTTGGATGGGGTTCTATACCGTGCCATCGTTAGAAGTCCCCGTTATCATCGTCATCAGCTACATCATCAGCTTCAAAGGGGCTGGATGCTTTCTCTGCTGCTGTGAACCCATCTACTGCATCAAAGGGATTTGATCCTGAACCCTCATACTTAACAAGCTTAATGATCTGTACGCTACCAGGCTGCAATGTAACACCACAACCAAGAGCTGCAACAGCCCAGGCATAAGATGTATAAGCTACTCTAACTTCAGTACCAGTACCTATGCCAAGATCTTCAGCTACCTCCTTACCTTTTGCATCAAATATCTTCACTGTCATATCAAATGTACGACCATCACGTGCTTTAATCTTTGCTTTCTGTTTGAATTTAACCGTGAGTACCTTGTTAGCTACAGTGTACGGAGGGTTAGCTGCTTTCTTTACACCACGTTTAAGGCCATCAGATACTGAGTCAGCTACCAGCTTATCAAGAGCCCTCTTCATCATCTGTGCATCATCCCCAGTGAAGTCTACCTGACAGCTATATACACCATCATCATCAAACTTAGTTGAAGGGGTTTCAAGGGCTACAAAGCCTGAAAGAGTCCCAGTCGGTGTTACTACTACTTGTGATCTTGCCATGATTTTACTTCCTTTTAATTATATAGTTTAAATTTGGGCTCAGGACGGCATAAGCTACACCTGTGATCCACTTGGTGAATCCAAGTCAACACTCCACATGTTATGCATGTATTATGCTCTAACCCTATATCAGCCTTCCAGCATGTATAACATAATCCATTGTCATCAAATACATCCTCTTCATGTTGACAGCGTCTGCAAATACCCTCTTTCATAGTTTAATCTTCTCTTTTAACCAGTTAATAATCCTACTGTTCTTGAAGATGGTTCCCAATAGTCCCACTACAAGCCCTACTGTTACCATGTTATACTTCATAAACTCTGCCAGTAGTTCATCACAATGCCACATAATTAAGCCTTCTTAGTTCTGAGGTTATTCTCTTTGATTATAGCCCTGTTACCTTGAGTATTCACAACCTTTACTACCTTAGTAGTACCGTTACATTCCCCACACTCTTCACGATCAGCTCTTTTAATGATGCCACATTTACATTTATTCATTTTCATTGTTTAAGTCTCCCTTTTTATGTTTAACTCTTCTATTATAATCTCTCTTAGAGGCATGTGTGTTACCAGGCCTGGGAATAGGTTTACGTATACGCTTCATAGGATCAGGTTTGACTTCATCTTTCATCAAATTCTCCTCTTAAATACTTAACGATAGCCTTGGTTCTGATCCCCTCTTCCAAAGCTAAACCTGATTGATAATACTCTACATCACCGATGAGACCAGCATCATAGCTCCGGTACAATGCAGCACCATACGCTAAGGCTGTTGATGTGATGTAGGCACACATTCTATTTATCTTCGTGTCCAGACTCATAAGGCTCTCCTATATATAAGGATGATTTATCAAGGTACTTCTCAACTGTCCCCTTGCCAAGTCTTGTGTTCCAATACTTCTTCCAATAGTATGCTCTCTCAAGCCTTGTTGCTGGTACTGGTTCATGGAACCGTTCATACTGAAGTGCAGCTGTGATGGTTGCATACTCAAAGTCCATAAGAGTACCATAAAGGAACCTCTCGTACTCTGGGTGATACTCAATGTAATTACCTCTAAGATCATTCAATGTATTAAGCTCCATCTGATAGACACCACGAGCAGGACCACCGTTCAACTGTACATTGTATCTACCATAGTCGGACTCAACAGCCATAGTCTCAGCTAATAGGTTAACTATGTTGTTATTACATGGTATGCCCTGTGCCATTAGTATGGATACAATTAGTTCAATCATCTCTCCCCCTTATCAAATGTATTAAAGAAAGCCTCCATCATACCATTCAGTTCCTTTATGTTAGCACTACACTCCTTACATACAAATACATCGAGATCATCATTATCAAGATAATCAAAATAATCACCACACTCTTCACAGTACCCAATGATTCCCCATTCATGGCAGGAGTAGCATAAGCCTTCATCTGTTACTTCACCTAATGCACCACATTCATAACATTCACCATTACTCATGACATAATCTCCTTTTCAATTATCGAACATTTCTTTTGAATATCACTTATGAAACAGAAGAGATAGAATGTTATGAAGGAGGCTGTGGATACTGGTGTCTTACTAGCCCATAAATGTATCACACGTAGTCACACCATGGTCCAACTGTAGTCCAACTGTAGTCACACTATATAAGGATACACCATATCATCCATACACCACATTCATCTCCAACTATAGTCACACATAGTCACACCATGGTTAAACTATAGTTATACTATATATATACTAACCCCTAGCTATTATGCTACAGAAGAGGATGAAAGTGACCTATCGCCTACAGCACCAAGGGGTACAGCGACCCAAAATAGGTGTTAAATAGGGCTCTTGGATGGCTGACTCTGTTACAACTGTGGGTTAACTATGGCTGACTATGGTTCAACTGAGTTACGCTACAGTACACATATGTCTCAATGCCAAACAATCACACGCACATCGCACCCACTCCCAATATCTACAGCCTAACCATGCACCACTCCACACACCAACGGACACATCATCCGTCAACTTACATCTCAACACCCCCGCCCATGCTGCAGCTCAACCGCCGTCACATTAAATCAAGCAAGGGTGTCCATCACCTGTCCATCGTTTGCGAGGGTTAAGGGTTAGTTTCGCTGAGAGGCGTAGCTGAAAAGGGCTTTGACAAGTCGATCGCAGCGCTTCATATAACTGTCATCCCCACATTTTTACTCAGTTTCACCACATCTGGACTTTCTTACCACTTTCGTATCACTTTCGTCCCACTTCCATGTACCAACCCTCATATTTACTAAACCTCAGTTAAACAACAAAAAAAGGCCCCACAATTTCTTGTGAAGCCCTTGCTTAATGATGTCGTGCATCTCTTCTTATGGATTCGATCATTAGCTGGGC